CCCCCTAAAAGGCGCGAATAAATTTTGAGAGGACGATCGACGGTTGGGTAACTGGAGCAGGAGCACCGCCGCCTTGATTGCTAATTGTGATAGCTGGAGAGGCATTTTGAGTGGTTATGCCCGCAGTTCTAGAGGAGATAGAAAGTCCTGTCCCAGAGATGCCAATAGAACCACCAGCATTAGCCGCAAAGATGCCAATATTGGTTCCAGCAGCCCTTATTGGAAAAGGGGTAACCCTCTTTGTGAACGAACCATCAACAGCGTCAATAAAGTCATCAATCTGTCCAGCACTTCTATCAACGTCGCCAACAGCAATACCGTGAGAGTGACCAGGGTCACTGACACCGTGAGCGTGCGGGATAGGTGCAAATGAGTGAGCGTGCCCAGGGTCGCTGATGGGGTGGGTATGGCCAGGGTCATTGACTCCATGGGTGTGCGCTGCCTGACTAGCATTGTGTGCGTGGGGAGGCATCTGAGCGACCGTGAGGGTAACGGTTTCACTGCCTACCTTGGTACCCAGAGGGCGGTTAGTTAAAACCCCATCTGTACCTGCGCCAATAGTGGCTCGCTGCCGACAATCAGGAACTCTAAATGTGCCTAGAGGGTCTCCCGAGTTGTTGTAGGTTGTGCCGATCGCATTATGAAGCAGTGGGTAGGTCGCAACAGCGTAGCTTGTCCCATCGCACAAGAGCCAGCCTGTTTCAGGAGCACTCCGAGCAGATTCTTTAATGTCCCCAACACTGAAGATAGAAGTCGCACTGATGCTGACAGGGCGCACGATTTCAACAGATTGGTACCTCAGGTCGGCTAGGGTAGTAATCGCTCCGCCAGATGTAACGAAGTAGGCTAGGGGGACACAAAGCTGAGGGAAGTTCAGCCCTTGAACGACTGCCCCAGTATCGTCAATATAGATGCGGCCTAAGGTGTTGTTAGGCAGGGTGATAGAACCAGCGTTGATCGAGACTGAGTTGCCGTTGGTTAACAGGGCTACCGCAGAGGTATAAGAGACGCTTAGTCCCGAAACTTGAGTAATCTTGATTCGATTCTTCCAGCCGTAGAACTGGGCTTTTATTTGGTCTGAACCATCGTCTAGCCAGCCATCAATTACCTTTGGGCCGTGACCGAACGTACTGGCGCCATCGAGAATTGGGTAGCCACTTGCGTTTGCGAGGCTTTCGCTCCAAACATCACCTGTATTAAGTGTAGGCCTGCTCATCTTTTGTTTGTCCTTTAATGTTTAAAAAAACCCGACTCTAGGCCGGGTTCAAAATCTAACTTGCTTGCCGAAGATAGGCCTACGCCGTTTCGGTGTACTCCAATGTGAGTGATGCAAAGAGGGCATCCGCACCAGCCGCTGGTGCAGCCTCGATGTAAAGACCTAGAATTGTGTCGGGTTGTGAGGAGGTATAAACCTGATGCTTAAACAAACGCCCGCTTAACACTGAATTCAGAGGAGTAGAGCCCACTGTGAGCTGGTTGTCCACCCCAAGGTTATTGACGATACCAACACGAAAAGTCCAATCGTCATAGCCTGATACACCTAGGATTCTTAGCCCTCGAATTAGAACTCCTGAAGCAAAGGGTTTGTTGATAAACCACTTGGTAGTCGCGGACACCCCAGCAGCTTGAATGTTAAAAAGTTGTGCAGGCCGAATCCTCACAACTAGCTCAGCATTGTTAGCAATAAGTTTCGCTACCCGCAGTGCGCTCGTATCCAAGTTCGCGTTGTTAATCCCGGTGGGAACTAAGCTAGCGAACTCGACGGTGCCCACGTTAGGAACGATCGCGAAGAAGCTGAGGATTGGGGCATCTTCACCCGTAATCGTGAACGTGAACTGGTAGGGAACGTTATAAGTTTCGCTCTCTGGCAATTCAACACTAACAACACCCGCAGTGATAGCAAACGATACTTCCACAGGCAGATAGATGCTGTCTGGTGTTGTTGAATCGTCAGTGACGTTGTAGACCAGTCGTGCTGTTAAAGTGCCATTAACGCCTGTCCCCGCAGAGTTCCGAAGGTTTCCTAAAATATTGGTCATGGCTTAAAAAGCTATCTCTTTGAAATTATTGTCTAAAAGCACCTGGTTTAGCTCTGTCTTTATTTCGTCAGGAGCGCCAGGGAAAACTAATCCTAGAGCTGTATATAGCATCCAGGGTTGTCGGTGCGTGTTATTAACCACTGCCAGCAGATATGAAAAGCTATTCGGGTTGGCATTCTGAAGCATCCAGGGCATCAAGATTGGCCCTAGGTTTACGTCTTGAATTAGTTGAAGCCAGTCCTTCTCCCTAGGCAGGATATAGGTTTTGTCTAGATAAGACTGTCTGGAAGGGTAGAGAGTTGACCCATCCACTCGCTCTGTTCCAGGGCCATTGCTGACCCAGTGCCCATCAGGGCCGTAACTTTCGAGTAGATATTCACATTCATAGTCGGGTTCTAGTGCTTGAAATTCTTGCAAGCTGAACGTTTGTTCATTAACCGCTACTTGGTCACCATTTTTCAAAAACATAATTTCCTTCATGAAATAGAGTGAATCTCAAAGACAGAATTATTCGGGATATTAACGAAAGTTTGAAGTGAGTTAGAGTAACAACTAAAGTCTAGTGTTGTGATAGGAGGGGGTATAAATGCAGCCGTGCATCTTATGACCTGGTCACAAGCAGTTACGTCGGCTATATGTCTAAGAGATGTGTGGTGACAGTAGATCCGATTGCCTGACACAGCTATTTCCCCTGAGCAAAACAACTCAATAATTGTGTGGTTAAGCTGATTTTCAATAACGTAGAGGCTACCAAAATAATTTTCATTGTTATTACCGGTAACTGCATCGGTGGAGCCACTAAGGTTACCATATATAAAACGGCCAGCATAAGTGCCGTCTGGTTGAGGTGAGCTCGTCACAATATGATTAAGCCGCATATAGAAAAGCGGGTTGTTATTTCTAGTGCCACCCAGTCGAAACGACCATTTTAGAGCTGTCGGATTTGAGAATCCAAGATCCGCAAAGTTAATAGTGAGAGTGTTTGTTGTGCCATTAAAAACGTGGCGTAAGATTCTTCGGTAAGTCGTGTCGTTTGGCGGGAAAGTTGAGGGCTTGCTGCTTACGTTATCCCAAGATGTTGTAAGACTAGAAGGTTCCCATCTCGTATTCGGTGTTGAATAAACTAGAGCTTGACCATTAGTAGGAGTAGCGATTTGAACATCTGCTCCTTGAATCTTGAGAGCATCTCCCATAGTGGCTACAACGCCAGCACTGGTGCGTGTTTTGAGTTCCCCACCTTGGACATAGAGAATTGCAGCACTGGTTGGGTTAGTCGTAGGAACAGTAGTGGCGTTGTTGATGCCAATGATGCCACCTGAACCACCACCAAATGTTCCTGAGGTAGCCCCAAATTGAACCCCAGGGCCCGTGAAATAGGCACTCTGTTGGGTAACAAATTGGCACTGGCTATCGAAGCGAGTTCTAACCGCACTATCAGAACTACGGCGTAGTTCAAGCAGGTTGCCCCCAATTGTCGAGTTAGCCTTAACGGAGATCCCTGAATCACTATCATTGTTCAATCGAACGGTGAGTTTCCCATCAGGGGCAGAAAAGTCCTCGGCCAGGATGAGGTCACCCGCAGCCGTCAGCCGTAGCTCAGCCACTCCACCGTTTCTGATGTCTAGCAGGTTGCCGGTGGTGCCGCCTTCAGTCGCGTCGATAAAGATGCCCTTAGACGCAGTTCCAGAACCCTTTAGGTCGATGCTCAGAGCCGAAGCGTTGACATCAGAAGCCGTAGGTTTTACGTGAGAGATTTTAAGGGTGCCGTGCCCTTCCTCAACTCCAGTAATCTGAGCTGAGCTGAACTTAGTGTTCGAGCTAGAGACATTGATCCCAGAGATGTTGTCTCCGGTCGTAGCTTGGCAGATAGCCGAAATGCTGTGCTGGCCACTGGACGCACCAGTGAAGACAGCATTGATGCGTTTGCTGTTGACTTGCCCGTCGAAGGCTGTAGCTCCACTGAAAGTCTTATCGCCCGCTACGCTTTGGTTTGTGGTGACGTTGACATAGGAGCCTAGAGCGGTGAGAATCTCAGTCCTGAGTTCTTCAACATCTTCTACAGCCTCATCGGCTACAGATGCGAAGATGTTGCCTAGGTTGGTCTTTCTGGTGACCCCGCCCTGGCTGATGGATAATTCGTCTGAATCGTTAATGCTGGTCGCGGGGTCAAGATCGCCAATGCGTCTTAAAATTACCTCATCCCTCGCGAGAATGAAATCGGTCATGATTGTTAAGTCCTAAAGTTGGAATGCTTCGCCAGCGGCGGGGTCAGGGGAGAATAAAGTAAATTGGTCGTTTTCAGAGAAGCCCAAAACCTGAAATATCCTAAAGAATTCATTGGAGAAAACTAGCTTCTTCGTACACCAACAAGGGCCGAAGAGACTGTCTAGCCTTCGGGTCAAAGTTTCTTTCTCGGATTTGTAATACTCATTAGGCAGAAGGATCGTGTAATCCCAAGCGACGAACCCAATCTCGTCACCGACTTCATCTACGCCAATAATGAATGACGTGCCCTCTTGGATTACGTGCTTGATGTCGAAGGCGTTGAGGACAAAGCTTAGGACTCTTGACGTTCCTTTGAAAGGCCAGATAAGGCTGAAACTAGTATTGAGTAGCTTGCGTTTAGCTTGAACATTCCACTTTTTATCCCAATACCGCCCAGTGAACCCACATAACCCAGCAATAAAATCGAGCCATTCTTCTTGACAGGTTAGAGGATTGAGTTGCCGCCCCAGGTCATCAACCTTGTCGCGCATCTCGATTAGCAGATTGTCTACTGGCTTGGTTAGCCAATCAGCCACGGTATTCTCGCTGTAGCCGCCATTGACGCCTGGAGTATTTGAATAAACTGGTCGCTCGTCTATGTACCAGCGCTGGAAAACGGGATTAGTCATAGCGAGTCAGCCTGTCCTCGAACGAGTTCAAAAAGGTTACCTGATTCGTCCGCCAACGATAAAGAAAGTGCTACAGGCACATTTACAGAAAAAGGTTCTGGTGCGTCTAAATTGACGGGTAGGTCATTGATCAGGATGTAGTCGATTAACTTTATTCCCGCGACGAACCGTAGCTGGTGGCGAACCTCCTCAATGAACAAGGTTTCGCCAGGCGACTGGTTGCTGGGTTCGAGATAGTTCTGGAACGCTTCCCACAGACTGTCAGCGACGGTATCAGCCGGGATGTCATTGGTTATCTTGGCGTAAACACTTACGATGACTTCTTGAATCTCCATCGAAGATACGTGAAGCGTAGTCCCAAGAAGAATTCTGTCTGCTAGCCCGTTGCGAACATTATTCAAGACCGAAATGTTAGCAGGCTCGCCCCCAGGCGCTAGGCAGAAGACGTGGATCGCGCCAGGCGTTGTAGTAACTTTGTCGCCACCCAGGAGCCCAATAGTCTTAGCTTTAGACCCGGCACCCATAAGCCTCTCAGCTTCTTCCTCGAAGTCGAACTCAGACACCAGGTTCTGAGTTCGGATTTCTCTCATGCCTCGGTTGATGGCATCTTCAATAGGCTCAGCCTCAGCGCCACCTTGGGCAGGCTCAACGTTGATGACACTGCCTAGGAATGCCAGTGGCTGAGTGATTCGATTGAGGCTATAGGCTGGAACGTTGAAGTCTCCACCCAGGGCCTCAGCTTCAGCATCCACGGTTCCAGATAGGTTACCGGGAGGGATGACTAAAATGCTTTTGGTAAAGAACTTTTTGCTGGAGCCTGAGGTAACAACCTCAAACCCAGCCGGGATAGTGTAGGGAGTGCTCCTAGGAGCTGTCAGCGTGAACGTTAGGTTGGCTACGGCCTTAGCCCCTAATGCCCGCTCGACCCCAGCTAGGCTTAAGAACTGAACGATTAACGCTAGGGGAAGCTTGTTGCAGCGGAACAAGAATTCTGCTGCCGCGAAGGCTTGGGCCCTTAGTAGGACACCAAGGGGTTCGCCATCCGAGCGATCGTTCAGCTTGCCCCCGCTGAGGAAGGAAACCAGGTCGAACGATTTGGCGAAGATGGCTTCCTCACTGCGATCGTCTATGAGTGGGATCGCGAGTTCAAGCGATTCAGTTTCGATTGTCATTGGGTTCTATTACCTTAAAAAATTCAAAATAAAGTTTTCCTGGGGTATTCCGCGATAGGTAAACGCTATGACGATTATTGCTGAACCGTCATCAGCAATCTCACTGGTAGCCGCGAACTCAGCTTCGGGAATTTCTTGCCTGAGCTTTTGGACAAGGCTAAATCCATAAGTTGTCCAGTCGAACTGCGAACTGAATAAAGTAACTACTCCAAAAGTGCTGGTACAGGCAGGATCCATAGGTTAATCCTCAGGTAGCTGCCGCCGCCTGGTGCGCTGAAGCTTTAGCGCGAATTACCTCCGGTAAGGGTGGTATTCGGTCATCGCCA